TACTTATAGCTATTTTACTCCACCGTCCGTGGTATTTGCCAAAGACCGGACGAATACGGATGTAATAATTCTGATGAATATGTGCGCACGGTTCGTCATTTAAACTGCACGTGTATTCCCTCGTTGCACTACCCCAGTTTGGACCACCTTTCTGATTATGCACATCTTTTTTAAATTTTTTATCCGGTGAAATCTGGTGCTCGTACCCTGTCGTATTTTCCAAATGTGTCCATTTATACATAAATTTTCGTTCATTTTTTCCAATTGTGTTGTAGCTGATAGAAATTTTTATCGGCTTATGTGTCACAGCCCGCACAAAATTTTTATAATTTTCTACAATCTGTGTTCGTCCCGGCTGTTTAGCAGATACGCTAACCGGAAATAACAAACACATAACTAATGCTACATACAGAAAAATATTTTTTGCTTTCATTTTACAATTCTCCCTTGTAATCATCATATGTCCTCCGCATCTTCGAACTCTGAAAGAGTTTTGAGGTACTTATAAGCATCTTCAATAGTCATATTCTCTTCATACTCTTTCTCATATGTAACAGCGGCCCTATACGGTCTGTCGCCGTTGTTTTCCATAGCTCTACCGATCTCATCTACATAAGACACTACAGCTATTGAATCATGACTGTTGATTGTAGATTGGATATATAAGATTCTGTGATAATTAGTAACTACGCCATCGCTTTGACGGATTTCTTTTTTTAAAGCCAATTTTATTCCTCCTATGAGAATGTTATCTTAATATTAGCCCAGATGCCGCAAGGACTATTGTTTATAACATCTGTAGTATTTGACATTGTTGCAAATACATGGATGCAGCCTCCACTAAGCGTTGAGTGTACAGTATATTTGCTAGGTTTGACATATTTTGTTGACGAGCCACCATACAAATACTTATTATTTTGTCGGACCATAAGCCCTTCCACACTTGTTACTGTTACCGTTGGGTTCCCAACTATTGGTTTTGATAATGGAATTATAAAAATGACATCCTTGCCGGAACTCGTAATATATCCAGCAGTACCAAAGGTTGCACTGATCGAATCGCCAGCGCAAAAATATGGTCTCCAAGTCCCTAAATAAGTAGATAAATATATTCTCCCTGCATCCAACTTTATTACGTCTGAAGACACAATCTTTGTATTAGAGTTATCAGCATATATCCCATTTCCAATGCTTTCGTACAAATCAGTATAGGACGTTCCACTTTTTACAGATAACGAGAGACCCATATTATCTTTTGCACTATCATAATATAATTCAAGTGCAGCCTTACCACCGGCATTAGTATTACTCGCATCTTTTGTTTGCTGTGTCGAAACAACAATGTTGTTTTGTGACTTTACAACAGAACCAGTACCACTATAAACAGGGTCTCCATCTTCATTCACTACCTTAATATCTGTAATTCCAAATCGTACAATTTCGCTGTTATTGTTGCGCACACACATTCCATTTGCGTCAAGTAACGCGTTCTGTCCAAGCGTATTTCCTCGCATATCACCGACAACTAATCCAAGTCCTTCGATATATTTCATGAAGTTAGTTGCAACTTTAGCAGCCTCTGCTATCTTGCCTTCCTGACCGCTAAAGTTTTCCTCAGTAACATCTTTAAAGTTCTCGTAGGATTTCTTTACCTTAGTAGCTGTCTTATTCGCTTTAATTGCAACAGAGTCATCTGTAGGTGGTGCTGTAATGTTTCCTGTTAACCATGCTTTTCCGCCGCTGACACGGATTTTTACTGTGTCACCTGTCTTACAATTAATCGCCATCTGTGCGGGGGTTTCATCTGCTCCACCGTCAATGTGGACATATGCCGTTTTTTCGTCAACGCGAAGGACTTTTGCAACCGTGTCGTAAGGCTTTGTTTTGCTTTCTTTCATTGCCGAGGCAATCTCTTTTATGAAATCATTCAATGCTCTCTACCTCTTCCTTTGTCCGGCATCCGTGTTCAAGCGACAAGGTTTGTGATATTATTCTGAATTTTCCAGTAAGGCCATGTCTCGGATAATTTAGAAAGACCACATCGCCTAAAAGAACGTCCTCGAAAAATCGCCGGCTATACTGTATCGTTCTGGCAGGATTCTGCAATTCTTTTAGTTTTCTAACGGCATAAGCCGCTATGTTTTCCCCGGAAGATAATTCAACGCCTGTTTCCGATTTCCACACTTCCCTGCCCCGGCTGACGGTTGATAAATAACTGTCCGGGCTGTCGTCCCGCGCGATGGCTGCGCCGTAATCGTCATGTATTGCCATAAAACAGTTCGGTGTGTCGTACCAATTAAATGTGTCTGTTACATCGCACTCTATGATGTCGTTTGCGTTAATCCCCACTGTAAGACTGCTATTATTATCATTTGCGCAGATAACAATGCTTCCATCGCCAAGTATTCGTATCCGCCAACCAATAGCATCTAAAATATGCAGTGCCATTGTGAGCCTTGTTTCCCCATCTTCCGCAACGATGTTATCTGTAGTTATCGGTGATGTTCCCTCGACATACACGGGAGCAGGGATGCAATCATTAAACAGATTTTTAATCTGTTTTGCTCCGCTACCGGCTGGTGCATAATAACCACGCGGCAGAATCACATCATCTGCCGGCTTGAGAACGGAATAGCAGTCAATACTGTAAGTCTCTCTCACACCATCAAGCTTTCTTTCTGGGAAGGCGGTCAAGCCAGTAAACAGTGCTACTTTTGCTCCTGACCCTCCCTGTCTGGCTTGTAGGTAAATGCGGACCCAACACTCATTGTCTGTTATCTTTTCTGTCATTGTGACGGAGGCAGATTCTCTTAAATCTGACGTGCTGTCTCGGTCAATACTGCCCTCAGTAAATTCAAATTCTTGCTGGTCTGTCCACGTCTTGGGGTCAACTGTCGTCAAAATATATCTTGCTGAAAATCCTTTGCTCCAATCCATCACATCACCTCGCTAGGATGCTCTGCACTCCACTGCTCTTCCGTCACAGCATCCAGTTCTTCCGAATCCACTTTTTTAATCGTTAGTGAGAAATCTGTCCGCATTTTGTTATCGTGGTCTTTTTTCTCCGACACCTGTATATCACAGGAAAATGACGAGCCGTCCGGTGTCCTAACGTGGCATATTCCGGGATACGTTGCGAGCCGCCTCATTTGCTCAATCATCGTTGGTTCTGTTAGTGAGATACTTACTGCATCAATTTTTAAATCACGAGTGACTGCTGGGTTCCAATCGCCTTGCACAGAGCCCCCAAGGTATACCGTCCTCTCAAAATCTTTATCCCACGAATTATCACAGTCAATGTTATACTGGATTTCGATAGATTCACCGTCAAAATCAATGATTGCCTTTTTATATTCGATGGAAAAATCGCTATATAACCATGCAAACGAACTATCTGACGTTATATAGTCACCGTTGGCGGTTTTATTTACAACCAGTATGCCGCCGTACTCATTTAACGCCGGGTACGGGTCAACATATTTCTGGCCATAAACCCCATTTTCCAGAATCAATTCCGCTCTGTCTACACTCATCCGGTATAGGTCAAATGTATCCCCATCAGCATATGTAGTTGGTTTAGCAACGACAATACTCGCTGTTTTGTTGTCTGCAATCGTATTTACAGTGGCCGTTGGTACTTCCGGCTGATGTTTCCACCGTACAACAAACGGTATCTTTTTTTCTGCCACATGGTCATAAATATCTGTAAATGCAATCTGTATGCTGTACCTTGCACCGTCATCCATCTGCCCGATCAGGTCGCTTAAGCCAATAGCGTAGCTGTCTGTTTCGTTGCCAGTAAAACTAGCAATAATTTCATTGGCAAAATGTTGTTCCTTTAATCCGTCCGGGCGCAGAATATAATAATCCTCGTCCCTGACAATCGTTACTTTTGCTGTGCCAGCAGAATCCCCGAAGGAAGGGACTATTGTTAATGGTAGCTGCTCTAAATAATTTGTTGTACCTTCCGATGATTCTGGTACTGTCTGGTCGCTCGTTTCCGTGGTAACATCGCCAGAATTATATGCAGTTGATTCCGAAACAAGATTTGTTGTCACGCTGTTTATCGCAGGTTTTGCAACAATTTCAACAGCCACAGAATCTGACCATGCCCCTTCCTTGCCTCCCTGTGCTGTAACCATTGCTTTTAAATAATGGATTTCTCCTACATTCCATAGATTGCTCAAAAGGCCACTTGCAGTATAGATTTTATTAATGTTTTCAATAGTTTCCGATAATGTCTCCATGCCGGAAGACATCATTAAAACAACGACGTTTCCATCTTTGCCTTTAACTGGCTCATCGTTAACCGCTTCCGCTATTTTTATGCTCGCTTTGCTGTTTCCGGTATAGCCGACACTACAAATAACTGTGTCGTCCATACTAAGATAGTTTTCTGTTGTTGCTAATGTAGGTGTTGTTGGTGTCTCGCTCAGTGATACGGAAACCGTATCAGACCAAGGAGATAGCACTTCTTCGTCCCCGGACGTATCCCGCAATCTTACGCGGAAATAATATGTTTTTGCCGATTCCAGGGACCCGATATGCCACGTTGTTTCCTTGTCCTCTACATCATAAGTAGTTGGGGCGTCCGTACTAATCCATGCGTCCTCATGGTCTGCCCACGCAATGGTAGCCGCATCTGCATTTTTCCACGACCAATCCCATGTTAGTTCCACGGTATCAGATGCCACTGCCATTGCAGTTATATTTTTCGGTGGGACTGCAATCTTTCTTGTTTCCGAGTAAACCCACCCTGACTGCATGAGGGGGCTAAGTTTGTAGGTGATGCCAGATGCTCCGTTTTGAGGTGCAGAAGTTCCGGTAAAATTCTTGAGGGCAATCTGGTATTCAGCGCCGCCGGACACGTCCGGACACGTAACTGTGATTGTCCCTTCTTTGTCGGTGATCGCGATAATACCTTTTTCCTCGTTGTCTATTTTCATCCAGATTGCTGTTTTGGCGTCAGGAACCTCTGTATTTCGCTCAACGTTATTGATGATAAGTGTTGTTCCTGTTGCCGATACCGTATCAAATGACGGGGATTTTAAAGCCCCTCGCGCCGCTACTCGTGGCTCAGAGTATGCATATTTTTTATCGTGCGTACTTTGCACTCTTGTCCACATAATCTGGTCTTCCGCTATGCCATCGTCTGTGTTAAAATCTGCTGACACCGTATAATCATGGTACGCAACAGTTACTCCTGTACTCCATGATGTGCCGGTATACCTCTCTCCGCTTTCCGGCGTGTCTATGGCATATTGTAACTCCATAGAATCCACAGGGCGGTCCCGCGGCGATGCCTGCACCCAGTTTGCCCATACATAGCGGCTAGAGGAGCCTATCTCTTTGCTCCCTGTACTCTGTATATTTGGACGCTCTGGGATGCTGTAATAATGGTATGCATAGCTCCAACCGGAATCTCCGGCACACCCTCTCGATTTTGCCCTTACAATACGGCAAAATGTCTTGTTTTGTGTCGGGGAACCATCCTCTGTTATCGCCCATGTGCCAGACGCTCCCGTATAGGATGCATTGGTAAAGCGAGCGTTTGCAATGGCGCCCTTATAGTTTGTCATTAATGCGGTCTGTACCTGCGTCCTTGCAAAATGCCTTGCATCATTTGCCTCGTATGAGGTATTCCAAGTAAATGTACCTTTATTTGCGCCAGTATCATCAAGAGAATAAGAAACGGAAGGGGCATTTGGTGCATAAATGGTAAATGTCTTTGTGGAATGTGCGGCTGTATAGGTATGCTTTTTATCACTTTTTGTTTTGCCCTTTACCTTAAATTCTATCGCGTTTAATAATTTTGATGAGACAGGATAATAATTTTTTGCATTAAGTGCTACCGTTTTTTTAGTTGCTGATTTTCCTACATTTATTTTCTTCCACTTTGTCCAATCCCATTTAGAAGCACCGGCGTTTTTTGTATGTAGACGATACCATAGCCACTGTCCATCCTCATATTTTTTCGCCGGTATTTTCCAAGATATTGTAAATTTCAAACCGTCTCTCGATATAGACAGACCGCTAGGAGCAGCAGACTTTTTCTTTTTCTTTGCCATTATGCCATTTTCACCTGCCTTCTAAGCTCACTTGCCATTCTTCTTCCCCATTCTTCCGGGTTATCTGCACCGTTTACAGTTACATTAATAGTTACATCGTTTTTCGTTCCCTGTGTTGCCTCTTTGATATCGTTCATCAGTCTGCTACGACCGTACAGCATCTCGTCTCCTGCTTCTCCTGCTCCAAACAAGGTGGCATCAGAAAATACATATGGGCTTTCCATGGCTTTTTTATACCAGCTAATGTGGAATGATGGCAGGGAACCCTTTCCCCCAATACCGAACGGAGCTTTTCCGCCGGAAACACTCAGGTGCGGTAGGTTTAGGTGTGGAAGAGACCAGCTAAACTTTAAGGCGCTCTTAAACCGTCCAGGGAAGCTTTTTACAAGGGATACTGCCTTAGTAAAGATACTTTTAACAGCCGATGGTATCTTAGTAAATGCTCCTTTTACAGCCGATAAAATACCATTTCCCTTAAATGCTCCCTTGAATCCGTTTACAGCATTTTTAGCGGCACCCTTTAAAAGGGAAGGGAGATTTTTGACCCCTTTTATTATGCCGGTAACAATGTTTTTACCAAGTGAAAACCAGTTAAACGCTGTAAATACGCTTACGATTGCTGTGATAATCTTCGGTAAATTAGCAATTAATAACGGAATCGCACGAACTAAGCCAATCGCTAAATTTGTTATGATTGTTACTCCTGTTGCAAGGATTTTTGGCGCATTATCGTTAATAATGCCAGCCAAATTCGTTATGATTGTAGGTACATATGCAATCAATACAGGAATAGAATTAATCAGCCCTTGAGCAATATTCTGGATAAGTGTCAGGCCTGCATTTATCAATTTGCCTGCGTTGCTCCTCAATGACTCTGTAAATTGTGTCAGCATCGGCAACGCCTGCCCCAAAAAGGTCGGGATGCCCTGAGTCATGCCGTTAGCGATAGTCGTCAGCAAATTAACTCCGACCGATGTAAATACATTTAGCCCTGTGGAAATCGTAGAGGCAAGATTATTTAACAGTTGGCTGACAGCAGTTGTAATACTGCCAGAATTTTGAGTAACGCTTGAAATTAAACCGTTTATGAGGTCGCCGCCGATTTTTGTCAGCCCCGGCAACTGGCCGCTAAAATTAATCGCATCTTGCGCCAGTTTGGAAAGGGCGCCGCTTATGCCGCCAGATTCCATCGCCTCAGCTAATCCACTAACCTCGCTTGTTATACCTTTGATGGCACCACGGATAGTACCCGAAAAGGTATTATAAAAAGCAAGTTGCAGGCCTTCTGTGGCGCTAGATAGCAAGGTTATGTCGCCCTGCAAATTATCTAACTGCGTAGCCGCCTGTTGTGCTGCGGAGCCGGAAGAATCCTGTATTCCTTTCCAAAATTTTTGCACAGTCGCATCACTCGATGCGGTCATTTTATTAAACGCCTGTAAGCCTTGCGTTGTAAAAATCGTTGCAAGAGCATTGTTTTTTTGTTCCGCTGTCATACCCTGCAAAGAGCCATTAAGCTCGTCTACGAGGTCGTTAAAATCTTTTGCCTCGCCGTTTGACTTATAGGCGGATACACCTAACTGATCTAAAGCTTTTGATGCATCATCAGTCGGAGTATATAAGTCCGCCATTGCCCTATTTAATGCCGTAGATGCCTCGGAGCCTGTCACGTTCTGCTCTGCCAAGCGAAGTAAGGAAAGCGTGACACTGTCCGCCGCTTGACCGTAGTTTTTCGCTGTGGCAGCAGAACCGGAAAAAGCCTCTCCAAGGCCTCTTACGTCCGTATTAGCAAGAGTAGCACCCTTTGCCATCAAATCGGCATAGTAAGATGCGTTACTCATCGAGTCACCAAAGCCTTTTACAGCTCCGGCAGTATATGATGCCGATTCTTCCAGACTCATAGCACCGGCAGAGGCAAGGTTAAGTACCGTTCCGATACCGCTAATCTGCTCATCCGCCGACAAGCCAGCCTGAGCAAGGATATTCATTCCTTCCGCCGCTTCCGTTGCGGTGTACTTTGTTGTGCGCCCCATTTCCTCAGCCTTGGCTTTGACGTTCCCTATTTTGTCTACGGTTGTTCCCATGGTAGCTGCTACCTGAGACATTGCAGTATCAAAATTCATTCCGGCATCTATTGATGTTTTTGTAAATGCAACGGCGGCAGCAGAGCCGGCCACCATAGCTGTTTTAGCTACTTTCCCGACCGCTTTAAATGCCCCGCCAATTTTTGATGTGGACGAGCTGGCGTTACCTTCTGCGTCTTTCAGCCCCTGCTTATATGCGGTGTCTTTGATTGCCAGAGTGACAAACAATTCCATCACATTCAATCACTCATCACCACCAATCCGGCTTTTTTAATGACGTCCGCGGCTATTTCTTCGCCAGTCTTTGTTACTGTTTGCTTTTTATCGCTATTAATTAAATCAAAAAATGATACATAGAGATATTTCCCACCGAACGCCTGCGAAATGCTTTCGGTTACATATTTCAGCCCATCGGCCATATATCGTTTGTAAATTAATTCCTCTGTATCGTCTAAAATCTTAGCCTTGACATACAGTAAGAATCCCTTTACGCTTCTTCCTCTGTATTCTCCTGCGCATCGCCAGAGGGTTCTTCTGTTGCGCCTGTTGGCACTGAGAAAAAAAGCTGACGTACCTCCGGCTCATTGACGAGGTCGACCATGCCCTTGATAACATCCATTAATTTGTGCTTTTTCTTGTATTCCTCGACTGTCTGTAATTCAAACGCCGCTAAGATTCCGATTACATCATCTTTGTGTGTTTTTAACAGTCTAGGGGCTGTTTTGGCGCCCCTAGCAAAGACTTTGATGTATTTCTCACCTTCCCGCGGCACAAGTTCCTGACACAGCTTAAGCGCGTCATCATCATCTGCAATGTTGCCGATGCATTCGAGAGAATTTGCGATTGCTTCTAAACCCTGTTCTGCTGTTAAATCTGATAATCTCATGCTTTACCTCCTACGCCGCTTCGCCTGTTTTGATGTAGACTTCGTACGGTACTGTCTCTGCGTTCTTAATGCTGTAATGTCCTGTGTATTCGAAATCAAAATTTCCTTTAGATTTATCATCTGATTTAATCTTAAATCCACCTGTTGAGAGGGCGTTCATAATTTTGATTGCGATAAATCCGGCGGAATCCCCGGAATTTTCGTCCGAATAGTCGCCAATCCACCAAATATCCTTAAAATCTTCTGCCTTTAAATCTGCCCTTGGTGTTACTTTGTTTCCCGCTACGTCTGCCGCCGCCATAAAACTTTTAGCCTGTGCGGTATCCATTGTAACGGCTGTGCCTGATAATTTTACTTCGATAGATTCGATTTCCTTGAGTTCCATCGTGTTTTTAGGCATATTATCGATGTCTTCCCCGAAATCCGTAAAGGATGGCTCCGCGCTAAAGCTACAACCGCCGCTGGTTGCCATGAGGATGTTAGTTGCTGTTATGGCGCCCGTTTCTGGTTCAAAAGCTGATACAATAATACCGGCGTTAATCTGTATTTTTTTAAAAAGGTCAGAAGGTACCTGCGTATACTTCATTTGCTCACCTCGTTAAATAGTTATAAATTGCATAGTTATTACTGTGTATCTGCGTACTATTGACGAGTCAGCCTCATCGACTAAAGGAGTCCAGGGCTGGTCTTGCGACAGAAAAATGATTCCATCATCGCACTTGACCGTGGTTCCTCCTTGCAATCTGTCGCTGATTTCTTTTGCCTTTTTGTTCGGAATTGCCTCTGATTCTGTGTGGTACCATACGTTTACAGTGCTGGCGGCGGCTGTGCCCGTCCACCAGTTGGCTGTAATTGGTTCGTATGTGATAAAAGGAAATGTTGTGTCCTCCGGCACTCTGTTAGACGGATATGCAGTTATGCCGAAGGATGACCAAAATTGATATAGTGCCGCTGTTGGGGTCATGACGTTAACTCCCACTTTTCCGCCATGACCTGTGCTATATCCAAATTGGATGATGCAGGAGTTTCTTTTTCTCCCGCATTTGATGTAACTCTAAAAATTTTTCCGTCTTTTGTTTTTAATACATCATGATAGCCTAGCTTTACTGTTTTGGCTGTAGTGATTGTATATGTTGCTGTTACACCCTCTTTTTCCGCCACTCTGGCAGACATAGAGGTATCTCGGACTATTGCCGCCTGTATTTTAGCGCCCTCGACCCACTCGGTGATAAATCCACCCTCGCCGTCAGAAGTACGCTTTTTATCCATGAGTATGCAATCCTGTAAAAATTCATTGATTAAACTCATGCCATTTTCCTCCATGGGTTCAGGCGTGCTCTAAAGGCATCCTGCCACGTGTAAGCCTCGCCTTTAGAATTTGTTGCCCTGCTGTACGAATAGCCGCCAAATGACTCTGACTGATACGCTCCTAAATTTCCATTTTTTGCCTGCCACTCGCTGATTTCGTCCACTAGTGATAAAAACGGTTTAGGGATAGCCAGCGGAACCACTACGCCGTCAAACGTCTCCTCTTGTAACGGGGCAGTATCGCCTTTGTGATACTGATAAACCCCGTCATTAAAGACAGAGCCGCTTATCAAATAATACTGCCCGTCCTGTAGTGGGAGGCGAATCGCAGTGTCAGAATAACGTAGGTCTTCGCCACTTGCCGTTACATCTATGTGCGTGTCAAAAAGCCATTCCCCGATTGTTATTTTGCCTGTGATTGCCGCCCCCTTGACCGGGAAGAAATTGTGAATGTGATTCATGATTTCATAAAGCACTCAATCAACCCCTTTTATTTTCCGTTCGAACTTGCTTCCGAAACGGTGTTTGATACTTCCGGAATAGTTTCTGTAGTTCCGACAGTAACTACGCAAACACCGTCAAGGTATTCTGCCCACAGTTTCATCCCCATAATGGCGTATGTTTCGCCTGTGGCGTTTGTATAGTTGCCTCCTGCGTGGAATCCAATCAGATTTGTTTCGCCAGATGTTGTGTAATCTAAGCCAAGCTTTTTAAAATCGCTGTCGCCGGGATCAACATAATATAAATCAATATTTTCCACTGGTATTGCGATGACGGTTTTTGCCGGGATGTAGTCGTCAGGGAGGAGGAGCAGTGTGGAGAAGCCGAAGAAATTTTTGATATACTGTAATCCAAACATTGTCTGCACAGTAATCTCTTTGTCACCTAACCAGTCGTAAAAATCCATTACATTTGCAAAACCTACGACTTCGGTTACGTTTCTGTTCATCCCTGCAAATTTGTTGAGTACAGCACCTTTTGCGATTGTCAGTGCTTTCTGCCATTTCTTCTGTGTGCCTTTTAATGTTCCGGTTCTTAAAAATGTGTAAAAATCCTTTAAAACCTTGTTCTGCAGCTCAACCATAAAGGCATCATCTGTCTTTTCGATCGCGACTGTTGCGCCCCATTTTGCCACAGATTCAAGGGATAAAGATTTGGCGTATTTTTCTACGACAATATCTTCCCTTTTACTTTCTACAACCTTAAACTGTGTAAAAGGGATTGCTTCTCCCTCGCCCACACTTGCGCCGCCCTGTAAGGCCTCATCTTTCATCTGTGCTTCGTAGGTTACTAAGCTAGTGCCCGGCTCTTTTCTAATAGGTCTAACGATTCCCAAGATGGTTCTTAATGCATCCCAGTTTTTTTCAAATCTTGTTACAAAATCAATTTCTCTCGCTTTGAGAGTGCTATCTGTATTTAATACAGTGCTAGTAGTTACTCCTGGCATTGTTTACTCCTTTCAAAATCCAAAAAGTTCGTGATTTTCCGCAATCGCTTTCTGACGTTCGCCTGCATCTTTAATTTCCATGATTTCTTTCTTGGTCATTTTCCCCGGTTCTCCTCCCGGTGGGTTTGATACATTAGCGCCTTGAGTCGTTTCGGTTGTAATATAGTCGGCATACGCTTCTTTGATGCCTTTTTCTACTTCTGCTGCATTCTCAAATTTGCCGTCAGTTCCGATTTTTAAATTATCAATAGTCTCTTTTGATGCTTTTAATGCGAGGCTAATTACCTTGCTAGACACGCCAGAATCCTCGAGCATCTTTTTGTATGCAGCTTCTTTTGCATTGTAGGATGCTTTCTTGTCCTGTTCGGCTTTGTAGCTCTCAAAGCCTGCGTGTTCCTTCTCGTACTTGCCTTTCCAATCTTCCTTTTCGTAGTCCTCCAATTTCTTCTGGAGGTCTGGGACTTTCTCTGCGTCTTCTTTGTATTTAGTGATTTCGCCTTTTAAACCTGTAACGGTTGCAGAGTGTTCTTCAATAATCGCGGAAACCTGTTCATCTGTAAGTGTCATGCTCTTTAAAAAAGCTCTTGTTAGTGCCATTTGATTACTCCTTTTCTTCGAGGGATTTCTTTCCCTAAATGACTTTATATGTAAATCGCAGTACTTCGCGATTACTTTCTAAATGTTTTTGCGGCTTTAAGGGATTTTGCCCCAAATTTGCCGTCAATTTTTAATTTACATTTCGACTGGAAAATGCTAACCGCATCTTCTGTCTTTTCGCCGTATTTGCCGTCAGTATCTAATTTCGAGCCGATAGCCCAGTTTAAAAACTTCTGCAATTTTTCAATTTCCCATCCTGCACCTTTTAGCACTGTAATGCCGTCTAAAAATGTGTAATAGCCGCGTGGCGGCAATTTAGGGAATTTCCCGGTGTATTTACCTTTTTTTGTTGTTTCTTCCTTCTGTGCCGCCGCCAGGAAGTCGTGATACAAAATATTTAAATCAAAATTTCCGCCGTTGCCGGTTGAAACCTTGGTCGGGAATACGCCAGAGCTGGTATACTGCCATGCCATAAGGTCAGGCGCGCTTGTAGGCTTATAAGATTTGTTTGGTGTCGCTTTAAACGCCATGCGGTTATAGCCTTTGTAATAACGTGCAATCCACCAGTTTTTACAGTTAACTTTGTTTTTATCAATATGCTCCGAAAAATACGACATCCCGGTGTAAACACCAAATTTATAGCCTCTTGACTCAACGACAGTCTGTGCCGCATTGATAATCTCAGCAATCTTTGCTTTACTCAGCCCTGCCTGGACTTTGTCCTCGATATCAAACCAAACGCCGTATTTAAAATGCTTTTTGCTGACTTTGTCGAGGATGTCACATATAAGCTCCATGTCCGACTTAGCTTTTGCCGCTGTGGTAGCGTATGTGTAGTTGTATACGCCCCATGAAATACCCAATTTCTCACACTTTTTATAGTTCTCCTCAAACTTTTTATCCTTGCCTAAATCCTTGCGGATAATCTTAATGATTGCACCATCACAACCGTATTTCTTTACTTTTTTCCAGTCGATTGTGCCGTTGTATACCGACACGTCAATAATTTTCTTCTGCGCCATATTTTTCTCCTTTACAATCTTCAATCACTGTAATCCCGTACTCGACAGCGCAGGCGTGCTCAACCCTGCACGCTCTCGCGCCTTCCCAACCTTTCGGAAAATACGCAATGTCAGCAGTTGATAACAGTTTGAGCGATTCCGATATAAACCAAAGAGGTTTATTAGTAGTATCAGGCCCCGCTCGAAAAATCAAATCAATTACCTCCACAGGTTCTTTCAATATTTTTTCTGCGCTTTTGATTGCGTTTTTTCTTTCTTTTAAAAATTCCTCGTCCGTTTTGCCATCTATCAGCGGGCTAATAAATAATTTTTTCACTATGTCACCCTTTCCATCTCAACACATATAAAATCCTCTGATTTCCATTGATAACTCTGTGTATTTTTTTATATGTTCCGCCTGCTTTTTTAGTGTTAGTGCTAGCCTTTCCGGCATCCCACCACACCATTTTATTGCTCTCGTTTATCCCTGCGAAAATATTGGTATGCAGGCGGTAAAAGCAAATGTCTCCCGGTTTTAATTTGTTTTTATAATCCCGGGGTAATTTATTTACTTTTATCAATCTATATCGTTTTGATATAGCTGCTTTTGTTCCTGCGCCCTTATAGACAACTCTTCCGTTCCTGTTGCAATAAAACAGTTGTCCCGGTTTGAGGATGCCTAATTGCTGTAGGCAATAGCATACATACGATGCACAATTGCTTACCTTTTTCTTCTTTGCGCCTGCCCAGCTATTCGCCACGTTCTGCGAGTATTTAAACTTTTTATCAACAAAATACTCTGCTGTTTCTCTTGCCTTGACGAGTAAAGACAATCTGTCCATTATCCCATCGCTCCTTTTAATTCGTCTGCAATGATTGCTGTGTATTCTTTTGCGTAATTTGCCGCCGCCGGTTTTAAATACGGCTGCGCTCTCTGACCGTTTGTAATATGCCACTGTCCTTTATCATCCTGATAAGTCCACGGGGTCTTTCGCCCTCCCTTGTAATACATACCAGTTCCCAACTCTACATAGGCGGCATATTCTTCGTTGCTGCCTATTATCTCTGTGAGATTTTCCAAATCGGTCCGATGCGTAATACTGTTTCTCAACGCGCCTGTATCGACCGGGCAAAGGTCTTTTGCGTGCCCTTCCGCGGCGGCTCCTGCCTGTTCTAACGCCCTTGAAAGTGCCATGGTGGTTTTGAGTATCACTTCGTCCACGTGGCTCACAATATCAATGTCCGCCATTATATTCGCCCCCTTTGCGTTGCTAACCATTCGTAATAGGTCATGTCTTCTATGACTTCGTTTCTGCCTGTCTCTGGGTTCCTGACGCGTATCATTCGCGGTTGTGCCAGTTCGGTAGGAAGTGCAGTTCTCTGTGTACAACGACAGTTATAAACTTCCGCCGGGATTCCGCTTGGGTCTCCCGGATACATAAGACCGTTTGAGTACGCCATGTTAAACGGTACTTCCTCACCGTCTAATGCCCTGTGGCTGTCTCGTGTTCTCAGGTCCTTTGTCGCTGTCCAATGCTTAACTACATCAATTCCCATCTGGTAGGCTTCCTCATATGCCGCCTGCCTGCCCCCATTTTGCGCACCTGTGAACGCTGTGCGGGCGTTTCTAATTGCGGCAGTATGATTCATTCCTGTAACGTCCTGAAATCGCCCTGTGAGCTTTTTTATGCTGTCACCCTGCAATATTCCTTGCAATAGTGCATTTTGCAATTTCTTCTTGTTCCAGTGCACATCCTTGCTTTTTAGTACCCTACGCGGTGGAAGAATCTTCTGCTTTCTGACCGTCAGCCGTTTAACTGTGTGCTCGTCAACTAGATTAAAAGCAATATCTCCAATCTCTTTTATCTGCTTATCAGGCATAAGAGATTTAATCATATACGCCTCGAAGTTATGATTAAGAGCAATCACAAGTGGGGTTTTCTCATTGATGTATGCCGCGGCAATCTGGTTTGATTCTGTCAGCCGCCGCGCCATGTCCTCGCGGAGTGCTTCCCACTTCTGTCCTCTGCCATACTGATTCATCAGCCATGCTTCAAATTCTTTCTTGCTGTACTTCCCTGCCTGGTATGCCGCATATTCTTTGGTGTACCGGCTGGAAAACTGTTTAAAATAGTTTCTCGCTTTGCCGTCAAGCTCTTTTTCAGCCTGCTTATATACGTCTGCTAACCGTTTTTCTAACTTTTGTAGCTCCTGTTCTGTCCACTTGTCGGATGGATACATAGTTATTCATCCCCTTCCGGGTTATCTTCCGGCGTATCGGGTTCAATCGGTTCTGTGTAGCGGTTATATGATTCTTCGTCCAACTTTGCCAAAATGTCCGGCACTTCCTCCGGTGCGATAAACGGTAATTTTTTCAGGATGGTTTCTTCATCCAGATAATTAGCTGCCTCAAGAATCATGTCTGTACGCTCTTTTTCGTTGCTGATTCTGTTCCGCTTAAATTGCGGCTCGTCATCAATCCCTGCAAGCTCCAGAATCTTCTCAATCGCATCGCCTACGAAGTACTCAAAATCATCTGCATTATCATCTAGTGGCTGGTATGCGGCGTCGATATGATCATTTGTTGCTCCGGCGGCTATGGTGTGTACATCCAGCGCCCCGAAGTCCTCGTAAATTTCCGACCGCATTTGTGTGAGGAACTCTTTTCTGGCCGTATATGGCGGCTCTTGTGTGTATGCCTGTACCTGCCCCTCCTCAGCCTTTGCGATGTGCTGAAATTTTAGGCGGTCTCTAAACTCTGCCAGCTCGTCGTCTGTCATACCGTCAGCGTTGGAAATTAGCCAGTACATCTGTGCGCAGTCGTCCAGATCATTGGCAAACCCGGATTGCACCGCGTCGTAGGCATCAATCTTTGACTGCATCCCCCTCAGGGTGCTTATATGCCTTTTGTTTCCAAACATTGGTACAATAGGGAGGCTACTATAGTTTTCTTCCCCGATGATTTCGGGTTCCAAATTGTTCGCAACCTCGACCCTCTGTCTGTATGCTCGTTTGGGAGCGTTCTCTTTTAATTCTCCGAATTTACTTTTTGCGCTGTAGGTTGTATATCCATCTACTTCGTACAGCACAACCTTAAATGGTTTTTGTTCGTCCAACTGCCAGAATCGTATGCCCGCCATCAACGCCCCTGTGTCCTCGTCCCACATTGGGGCGAACTGCGTAAAAGGAAATTCGTGCACGTGGTCCACATTCCAGAACAAGAAGGACTGACCATGGATTAATGCATTGTAAGCCGCCTCTTTAATTCGTCTGTCGAATTGTTTGCCTAGTTTATCTTTAACGCTCATATCGTTAAAAAAGACACCGTTTCCCAGACTGTACGAACAACGCTGTGTATTTAATTTGTGAAAGAAATTAGAGCATATCTGCGCATTGGATGAGAAATTGTCCACTTTTTTCTGACCCAATAAAGTGTAGTAAACACGCTGAAACTGCAAGATAGTCTCGTTTTCCTGTGCATCGTACTTGTCCGCTTTTAACGCCTCTTTGTATGCTTCTGTACTCTCGTGGAATTTTATAAACTGATTTATAAATTGCCCTTTGTCTTTTGCGGCAATGAAATCTTGATATGATAAATACATTTGTCGTCACCCTAGAATTGATTTGTATTGTCTTGTTCGGCTGCGCTTGACGAGTTTTAATGTTTTTACAAGATACCTGATAGCATCCATTGCGTGGTCTGACTGTTTTATAACTGCGTCCCTGCCTTTGTCAGCCGCTGTTGGGTCCCATGCATAGATGCCAAATTCCTCAATCGTGTGTGTGCAAGACGGGTCAAACGATAATTTGTCTTGTGTCAGCATTGTCTCAACATCTGCTATCCCATCGTTAACAGTGTTATCTGCCTTTTTAACCTTGTGCCCTTTACTGCGTAACTCCACGATGAGAGCGGCAGCAGATGGGTCAACAATGACTAAGTCATCTTTCTGCCCGTTTAGCGTATCCTCTAGCCCTTTTACTAGCTCGCTGACCGGCTTCATGCGGTTGTTCTCCCTGCCTGAATAGTAGTACTCTTTTATACAGTGCCAGTTGCCAGTATCTACTCTTTTCTGCCAGATAAGGAAGACGGTAGCGTTCTGCATACCAAAGTCGGAGCTAACAATTATCTCTCCGCTAGTCTCTGCTTTACAGACGTGTCTTGCCTCCGAAAACATATCGTACACAAGCCCTTCGGCTACTGCCCAGTTGCCCAGTATGTAGCGTTGATACCTGTGTGTCCCGGAGTACTCTTTTATCAGTTCGTCTACTACCGCCGGGGGTAAACAACCATCATGTATGTTGTACGCCTGCTGGAATATATCTGCATCAGAATCCAGAAAGCCTTTAAACCAGTGCTTCGGTCCCGCTGGGTTGCACGTCCCATCAAAATGACTGCGCGATGTCCTGAGACGAGATTTTAACATCTCAAACACTTCTTGATTCCACGTCGTCACCTCGTCGCCATAAGCATATTCAATCGTGGCTCCCTGTATCCTTGCAACGTGTTTCTTATTGTCAGCACCTAGCGCATATACTTTTTTGCCAAATAGCTGTACCGTGTTGTCGCTCCGTATCTCGCCCACCAGTTCCTCGCCCCAAATTTCCCGCATGGGGTCAAGTATGTTACGTTGTAGCGTGCCTCTGGTGTTTCCCAACATCACAGCCAACCCCAGCCCTTTTAGGTGCGTCAGGCGTTGAGGGATTACGACTGCGTAGTCAACAAAGGATTTCCCGGAGCCTGTTGCCCCGGTCTTCACGTTCCAACGACGGTTACAGCCTTGCAGGTATTCTGCCTGCTTGCTAGTCAATGGCACTATCGACACCCCCAAGGATTTCAATAGCTTTTGCTAGTGCTTTATCACTTGCACTCTCTGACTGTGGCTTATCACGCCACTGTTCCGGCTTTCTGTTCTTTAGCCAAAATATCTGCGCTGTTGTATCCGGCGCAACGTGCTTCTTTGTTACTTTTCGCTCCGTCATTACTCCGCCTTCGTACTTTTCGCTCGTCTCCTCGTAGCTGTACCCTAGTGCCCGTTGCAACAGGCTTTTTTCCACCTGCCTGTCCACAACATCTTTTCCCTTTTTTAAGGTATCGGCTAAAATTGGAAATTTTTTCTTCCATGTATACAAGGTATCTGGGTTAATGCCGATGTTCGCCGCAATCTCTTTGTCTGTGCATCCATCTCGCGCCCATCCCTCTAGCTTAAGTAACCCTTCTTGGGTCAGCCACTCCTGGTATTTACTTATCCCATTTTGGGGTCACCTCCTAAATACAACCATAACCCCGTAATGAATTGTTTACGGGGTTATATGAAAGGAAAGAAAATATGAAAAAAATCGTTTACACCAGTTGCATAGCGCAACTAGATACAAGTATAAGGAATTGCACCTTAACAGCCGCCGGGGTAAGACTAATAAGCGGCTGGTCTCTAAACACTTGTAGATCCGCAACCTGTATGGAACGTAAGGCACCGTGGGATAGGTGTCTTGCGTACTCTCTTTTACGCGGGTGAGAGTTTACACTTTTACCACAAAAAAATGAGGAGGTTATTTCTCACAAAAAGTTACCAGTACTCGTCCGTACAAGTGTATTGTACGACATTTTTTAAGCCATGTTAGACAAACATAAAAAAGAGAGGGAGATAATTCTCCCTCTCTAATATCCCGCATATTTCCCGGCTAAATTGGCGAAAGCACTAAGCCATCTGCGTATAGTCATTTCTGCATATCCGAGCTTATCCGCCGCCCCTGCTATCGTGTATCTATCCTCAAAATATACCAGCTGTACGGCTTTCATTCTGTCCAATCCGTTGTCCATCGCCTCTGTTTGTTTTATTGCCTTGTTAATAGCATACATCCACAAGGCTGACTGAGCTGTATTTTCCACAATCAATTTATTTGGGTACTTTTTTACTTGCTTGACTGCGTGTCCGTACCAGTCGTGTTTGGGATTGCTCATCGTTCTATCTCCCCGTTTCTTCCAACTTTTTTAAACCTCACTCTTTGTAGCGCGTCAGGGTACTTTGTTGTATTGACTCCCGAAAAAAATTGTTTTAAACCTCTACTCCATGTAAGCTGGGAAGGTGTAAAGTCTTTGTATATCACTTCTATTTCAAGAGACTCGGAATTTACTACAACGTCCGTTACGATATATAATCCTCCTTTGAAGTGTCTGTATATACAACCAGTCATTTCTTCTTTCAAATATTGAGCGTCCTTCTGGATTTCCATTATGTCGGTAGAGCGCCCTGTATCATATACAGCAGTTAACATCTTATGCCTCCTCCAATTTTCCAAAAATTTTTTCGTAAGCTCCTACATCATACTTTAGTAAAAATTGTTGCACCTCGTTTTCTTCTAGTACCCTGCCTTCTTCGTCTCCATCCATCCATTTCGCCACGCCCAACCATCTGCCTTTTTTACTTCTGTATATTTCGACGTTTACCGAGATTCTAAAAGGTCTTCCAACTTCCATTTCGACCTTGTCGGAAACCAATTCCATCCTGTCTGTGTCATATTTTAATTTGTTTTCTGCGTCTACAAATATCATTTTTCCCTCCTAAATATGCTCATGCGCCGTTTTGTCTTTGCAATGTTCGTGATTTCGTGTATTCATCCTACCACCTCACTTATTAAGTGTGTAAAATACAAATCCTGTATAAATTATCGCTACTATGATTACTATTGCTTCTGTTGTGCTCATTTCTTACCCTGTTCCCCCTTAATAATTTCGTAGATAATGTCATCACGGTAATTACCATTCATATCTCTAATAGAGTCTTTTAGAATATGCTTGTTTCCTCCGTGTTTTTTGCAGAATTTATCGTAATGCTTTTCAACAGGATTTCCACCAACCATGCGCCACTCAATTTTACGGAGCTTTTTTGTTAGCTCCTCCATCTTGTTAAAAAGTTCTTCTCCGACAACCGGATTTCCTCTATCGAAAGATAAAAGTCCAAAATTATACGCCTTGGAGCAATAATAATCAATGTGATAAGACAAATAGCCTATCAATCTGTTATTACTAACAATAGCGAAATCAAATTTTCCTTCCTCTGGGTTTGCTGATATATCCGGACACCATTGCTCTAAGCATCCAGTTAAATACATCATATCTTCAGTAAAATAGATTCTTTGAAATTCTGTTATTATTTGTTCTTTGAATAATATTGCAGGTACTAGCATTTGACTCTCCTCTTTATTTCTTTTCTGTCCATTTTTGTTCCTCCTAAATATGCTCATGTGGTTCGACTGGTTCCCAGTGTTTTTCAGCTTCCTGCTCAACCAATCGGTTATACCGCTCCACAAATTCGTCCTCGCTTATTTCACCCTGCATAAATTTTTCTGATATGCTCACGTAGGTTTTCATTGGTATCCTTTTCAGTCGGTTGCACCGCTTCGTAAACTCCTCATCACTTATTTCATCTTTTATGTATTGCTATGATAAACCCATATATGTATCCGGCTCTATCGCATCTATGTGCTTCTTATTCTCTCTGTTGCTCATGCCTTACTACCTCCCCTTATCCTTCATCATTAACTCAACCCATTTTCTCGCTGTTTCTTTTTGCGCGTCTTCAATGTCTTCCCACGTGTCTGTGTTGTGGGCCAGTATATCACAAATCAATATAACTTCTACCATATTTTTACGCAAAATACCCTCTGCTCTTACCACTTGCGCCGGGGTTGGGTTAAATTCCATAATTGCTGCGCGCATCGTTGCGGCTTTGGATAATTCATCCGCCTTTTCCGTTAATTTGCTAAACAATGTGCCTATTTCTAAATGTTCTAACAAATAGTCTTTCACTTCACTGTTTTTCATTTCTTCTACTTTCATTTTCTTTCCTTTCCCCTCCGGAATAAATCCGGAGGAATCAATGGCATATAGCTCCTCATGGAACCGTTAACGTGTTGCTGTAATGTGTATCTATCCTTAACCCCGGAGGGTGTCCAGCTTTAATATCTTACCCAGTCAAACGGCAATTTATTTACTAGCAGGCAAGCCGCGCCCTCCTTTCCTACCGCAAAAAGGCAATTTCGGCAATATTTATGCTCGTTGCAGTACTTCTTGAGTATTTTCGCCGCTTTTCTTGCTTCTGAGTCTCCTGTTTTTTTCATTACGCCACCTCCCTGATCGTGATGCCATACCGTTCAAGCATCAGCTTTCTCTTGATGATGTATTCCGGATTTTTTCTTGTGCGCGGGGATTTTACGTCCTCAACAACAATCTTTCCCTCTTTGTCTGTGTAGCGGAAATCTGCTGTATATGATACAGGGCGTTCTGTAGTGCCATCTTCTCGCTTCTGGCTACCTACAAGGATGTATCTCGGCTGCCGCTCTAATCCTGTAATTTTCCCCGCTTGTTGCATCGCCGCCAGCTCTAAATAGCGATGCATTTCTCTTTTGCTATCAAACTTCCCATCTTTCGTAAAAATCTTTTTATTTCTAAATTTGTTCACAGGTAATTCCTCCCAAATGTTTTGATAAATTCTTCCCTCGTTCCGTTGTTCTCCTCCCAGTACTTCTGTGCTAGTTCTTTGAGATACCTGTCTAGCGGTCCGTTGGGATTACGATGTACCGCCTCACCACCGTTGGTATGGTGATTCAAACACAGATACACCGTAAAACCGTACTTTTCGGCTTGCTTTCTGTTGCTACTACCGTATAAGACATGATGCCTATGTAAATTTTGTGTTGTTTTGCAGAAAAAACACTCTTTTTTTGTTTGTAGTACGCTATTCATTGCTAGAATCCTCGCTTGTAAAATGATATTCCATCAAATCGGCGATCATTAGGTATTCTTTTGCTATTTTCCCGCTTCGTGTTTCTTTTACCTGTTTTCTAAATTCTTCCAAATTCCCATGGAAGCAACCACAATTAACCATTATTTTTTTATTTTTGCTCTTGTAAAAAGTTGTGCAGCGGAATTCTGTCCCGAATCCCTGTACTAATGCATAATCTGTATTGCCGTACACCTCTGCATTGCCGGACACCTCTGCATTGCCGGACACCTTTGCATCGCCGTACACCCACGCATCGCCGGACACCTTTGCATTGCCGGACACCCACGCATCGCCGGACACCTTTGCATCGCCGTACACCCA